TTTCGTGTTCATCACACCTGAAGCGACTTCACTGAGAACTGCGCCGATTTTGGTTTCAAATACGCCGCCGTCCAGCTCCCCGATAAATGCCTGCACATCAGTACTGCGTTCGCTAGCCATTTTGCTGCTCCTCATCATATCGACCCTGCAAGGTCGGTTGGTTTCTCCACAAAACAGAGAAGAACACCTGCGGTGGCAGCCGCCCGGATGGATTGGGTTATGAGCCCGTCGTCCGGTGATGCTCTTCTCTGTTTTGTAAAAAGAGCGGTACCAGCCGGAAGCAAGTGTACAAACTGGTACCGCCAAAGCAGTGGCTGTTGTGGTGACCGGTGCTGATCTCCGGCTTGCGGTTATTTCAGACTCTCACGGGCGTTTAATTGCCCCGCCGAACAGCTCTTTTCCGCATTAGCTGCAATGTCTTTCGCGCATCAGCCTGCGCATTCACCACAACGCTGAGAGCACTTAGCCAGTTACGGCACCACACTTTGTCGCGGCTCCATAAATGCCCTCATCGTTGCACCCTGGTCTCTTCCCAGGCGTCAAACCGGATCGCCACGCTGGTTAGGCGTCTTATCAGCATCATCATTGACTTGCACATTCCGGCTACCTGGTTTGTTTGCCCGAGCAAGGAGTGGATTGTCCCCTTTAACGTCCCCAGACCGCTAACGACGCATGTGCCATACGCCGTGTTACAACCAAATTTTGTTTAATCTTGCCTGTGACATGTTTCTTTTAGATACATTATGTATCTCAAGGGTACATTGTCAAGTATAAAAAAACCTGCCGAAGCAGGTTATAAATATTGATTAGGCCTTTATTTTGTATCTTCTTGGTTTTCCTGAGAAAATTACTGTGCCAATTATAGAGCAATTACCGTTGATCTTAATGTAAGGTTCAGGCCAGTTTGGGTTTAATGCTTTGAGGTAACGCTGTGTTCCATCTTCTATCAACCGCTTAAAGGTGGTTTCGCCTGTATCGTGCATCAATGCAATAACGTCGTCACCGTGGCAGGCAGGGACTTCAGGATCTACAAAAATCATGTCTCCCGGGCGGTACTCATCAATCATTGAATCACCAATCACCCGCAAGATATAAGTCATTTCGCCACAGGGTACAGGGCAGGGATAAGTTTCTGCTGTGCTCAAATCAACCTCAGAATAGCCAACTTCTTTCCATGCTCCGGCCTGTACCCATGATATGACAGGGACTAACGTTATTTGTTTGTTAGTAATTGAAACATCAGGTTTTTTTGTGATGTTTGTTGTCTGGTGTTCTTGATCAAGCCATCCGACAGGCAGGTCGAAACATTTTTCGATGTGCCGCGCCATGCTGTCACCGATATTTTTAGTAGCACCATCTCCCATAAACCTGCTGGTCTGGGTTGGCTCGCGATCAATCATGGTGGCAAAGGAAGAATTCCCGCCAACACCATCTCTCAGTTTTCTGGCGTTAGACCGCCGGATGTCATGGACTGTTTTCATAACGAAATTAAAACCTTTGTACCGATAGGGTACAAGTATCTTGAAGGTTCATCTCAATCATGTAATATGTATATCGGAGGTACATATTGTATGAAAGCGTATTGGGACTCTTTAACCAAAGAACAGCAGGGCGAGTTGGCCGGAAAAGTTGGCTCAACACCAGGCTACTTACGGCTGGTTTTCAATGGTTATAAAAAAGCCAGTTTTGTGCTGGCTAAAAAACTTGAGCAATGCACGTCAGGTGCAATTACGAAATCTGACTTAAGACCGGATATCTATCCGAAAGATTAACAGAACACCTTCAATTTTTAACCACAGAACGATGAGGCTAACCGTGGGTAAGCATCACTGGAAAGTAGAAAAACAGCCTGAGTGGTACGTGAAAGCTGTCAGAAAAACTATCGCGGCGTTGCCGGGAGGTTACGCTGAAGCTGCTGAGTGGCTGGATGTAACAGAGAACGCTTTATTCAACCGCCTTCGTGCAGATGGCGATCAGATTTTCCCGCTGGGATGGGCAATGATTTTACAGCGCGCGGCTGGCACTCACTACATTGCGGATGCTGTCGCACAGTCTGCTGGTGGGGTGTTTGTATCGCTTCCTGAACTTGAGGAAGTAGAGAACGCCGATATAAACCAGCGCCTGCTGGAAGTCATCGAACAGATCGGGAGTTACTCAAAGCAGATTCGTTCGGCAATCGAAGATGGGGTAGTGGAGCCACACGAGCAGACAGCAATTAATGATGAGTTGTATCTGTCAATTTCGAAGCTCCAGGAGCATGCAGCACTGGTCTACAAAATCTTTTGCGCTCCAGAAAAGAGTGACGCCCGCGAGTGTGCAGCTCCGGGCGTCGTGGCGTTTTGTGTCTGTGGAGAAACTAACGCATGAACAGTTTAACGGCAAATAACCGTTTGTCGCAACAGCTGGTGGTCAGCGTCGCTGAACACCTGTTGTTACGGCATGAATGCAGATTACCAAATCACCTGGCTGTAAGTAACCACAGAGAACTTTACCTGACTGTGGGGGGCGAGTTGTGCAGGAACTTAACCGCTGGTTTCGTGACGGAAGAGGGCTTTATGTCCATGTTATTCGTTGGGAGCCAGAAACACAGCGCGTTATCTATCTTCGCAAAGACTACCCGCATGAGTGCTTTAGTCCTTTGTGGAAATTCAGGCGTGATTTTGTTGAGTGTGAAGGACCACCAGCACATTGATTCTGCCATTCCGGGACGTTACACTGTTCAGGCACCTTATAAAGCGGGTGCCGGGATTGGCGTCCTGGAATTGATCAAGGCGATATATGACGCGCCAGCGTCTTTTTTATCGTCCGCATTTGCTCACATCAAAGTTATGGTGGGCTGGGCGGGGGCATCGAAAGATGCGCCGGTTTCCTTGATCACCGGTTACGCCAACCCCGTTCAGTTCACCACCAGCGAAATTGGCGTTTCCGGTGGTGGAAGTATTTCACCGATCAAGGAGGCTGCCATCATGGCTACTGTCCCAGCCCTCTCTCGTCTGAATGATGAAGACTTACATAAACTCAGTTATGTAACAACTGCACTACGTGCTCTGCGCAAGGTAACTCTTTCGGATCCGCAGGCGCATCAGGTTCTGGTAGAAACCCTTCTTAACTTGCAGGCTGAACGTATTCGTCTGGCGGATAAGGCTAATTTTCATATTCACCGTCTCCTGAATATCAGCGGAGGGCATCGTCATGCTTAATCCGTTGATCCTCAATATTTGCCGTTTGCTTCAGCGTAAAAAAACATCAATTCCTACAGTTGGGCAGTGGTACACCACACCTGCAGGGCATGTTCTACGTGTTAGCCTGGTTGAGTGCACTGCTGAAACAGTATGGTATCCGCCTGACGGCTAATCAGGCATATCACCAGATGGTGAAGCTGGGGATCGTCGAGCAGCGCGAACGATACAGCCGTACCGCGATTAACAACATCAAAAAATTCTGGTCGCTGACAGCGAAAGGCTGCATGTTCGGCAAGAACATCACCAGTCCCGCAAATCCGCGCGAGACACAGCCGCATTTCTTCGAATCCCGATTCCCTGAGCTGTTAAAGCTGCTCGATACCGTTCATTGAGGTGACCGTGAGAGCACTACTGACCCCTGAAATTGCCCCGCGTATGGGGATCGTATTGTTCAGGCCAGGTTCAGAGCTGATGCCCCTGTTTATGCAGGGGCGTGTCCTGCTGGAGCCTGAGCCGGAACGTTATTCATCTTTCGCCAGTGGTGCCGTTCCGGCGGCATCACAACCGCTGGCGGATGATCCTGCCGTTCGGGCCGTGTTCCGCAATGAGGCAGTGATCCGTCGTGCTGGTGGCGTGGAATGTCTTGAAAGCTGGTTACTTCGTGAAAAAGGCTGCCAGTGGCCTCATTCCGACTGGCACAGCGAGAACATGACCACAATGCGACACGCTCCGGGTGCAATCCGTCTGTGCTGGCACTGCGATAACCAGCTGCGCGATCAGTTCACGGAACGGCTGGAATCAATGGCAACGGATAACTGTGCCCGCTGGGTGTTGTCTGTTGTGCGTCGGGATCTCGGTTTTGATGACAGTCACGTTGTGACAATGCCGGAACTGTGCTGGTGGCTGATTCGTAATGACCTGGCGGATGCCTTACCGGAAAGTGCAGCCCGTAAGGCACTGAGATTACCGAAGCCTGTTGTGCCGTCTGTCACCCGGGAAAGTGACCTTGTGCCTTCGGTTCCTGCCACCAGCATCATCCAGGATAAAGCGAAAAAGGTGCTGGCGCTGAAAGTGGATCCGGAGTCGCCGGAGTCTTTTATGTTACGCCCCAAACGTCGCCGCTGGGTTAATGAAAAGTACACGCGCTGGGTTAAGACGCAGCCGTGCGCATGTTGTGGAAAGCCAGCTGATGATCCCCACCACCTGATAGGCCACGGTCAGGGTGGAATGGGTACAAAAGCGCATGATCTCTTTGTGTTGCCTTTGTGCAGAAAGCATCACGACGAGCTGCATGCGGATACCGTGACATTTGAAGAGAAGTATGGCTCCCAGCTGGAGCTGATATTTCGTTTTATCGATCGTGCGCTGGCAATAGGCGTACTGGCGTAAGTGGAGAACGAGCATGAACCTTGAAGCCTTACCAAAATATTACTCCCCAAAATCTCCAAAACTGAGTGATGACGCACCGGCGACAGGCTCTGGTGGTTTAACAATTACGGATGTAATGGCTGCGCAGGGGATGGTGCAGTCGAAAGCACCACTGGGTTTTGCCTTATTCCTGGCAAAAGTTGGTGTTCAGGATCCTCAGTTTGCGATTGAAGGTCTGCTCAATTACGCGATGGCACTGGATAACCCGACATTGAATAAATTGAGTGAAGAAACCCGGTTACAGATCATCCCTTACCTTGTGAATTTTGCCTTTGTTGATTATTCCAGGTCTGCGGCAAGTAAGGCTCGCTGTGAGCATTGTGCTGGTACTGGATTTCATAATGTATTGCGCGAGGTGGTGAAACACTCCAGAAGCGGGGAATCTGTTATCAAGGAAGAGTGGGTGAAGGAACTATGTCAGCATTGTCATGGTAAGGGAGAAGTCAGCACAGCGTGCAGAGGGTGTAAGGGTAAAGGTATTGTCCTGGATGAAAAAAGAACCCGGCTTCATGGTACGCCTGTTTATAAGATTTGTGGGCGTTGCAATGGTAACCGGTTTAGCCGTTTACCAACCACACTGGCGCGGCATCATGTCCAGAAGCTGGTACCTGCCCTGACGGATTATCAGTGGTACAAAGGATATGCAGATATCATTGATAAACTGGTTACAAAGTGCTGGCAGGAAGAAGCATATGCAGAGACACAATTGAGAAAAGTGACAAGATAAATGATTTTCGCCGAAGATGGCGACATGATGCTTGCATTTTTCAAAAAATATGGATAAGATTTTCCCAACGATGGGCTTTGTATGTCTACCGTTGATAAGATTTAAGAACCCGCCGCTGAGCGGGTTTTTTTGTGCCTGATGTCTCATGAAACTATGAAATGGATTGGTACGTTAAACATTTTTTCTTATTATCTTTTAGATTTTGGAGAGATGGGTAACGTCTGTATTCCAGAAACTCGATGAATATTTAATAAATTAGTTTCACTGATGCTTCTAGGTTATGAGTGTAATGAAAAAGGTATTAATAGCAGCGATAGGTTTTTGTTTAGTCGGTTGTGCAGGTATGAAATTACCTGAGTATTCGCAAGTTAAAGCAAGTCCGTATTATACAGATTGCCGTGCGTTTGCCATGGATGTTTATAAAAATGATGGATACAGCAAAATTGCGAAAACCACTATCCTTAGCATGGATGATGTGAAGGCTAGATATATTGTTACAGGGTGTGTAGTTGCTATGGGGAAAAACACTGTAGAGGAAATTAAAGCTGATCTCTCTGCTAAAGGGAGTTCTTTTGGGCTTATCAGTGGTGCTTGTTCTAGTGCTGCATGTCGGGTTGATGTAGAGCAGCAAATGAACGCTTATATACTTGGTAGTTATTATGCTGCAAATAAAAAATTCCCGGATAAAATGAAAGCAGAGTTTTAAGCAAACCTTGTTTTCGATTATATGCCGAAGATAAATGTTAGTAACGGCATAATAAGTAAATATATAGCTGTGATAGCAACCCGCCACTGAGCGGGTTTTTTGTACCTGTAAACTTGGTGCAGTACAGTAAACACGCTGGTGGTCGTGAATACTGACTTTTTATCTTGCTGGCTTTTTAGACAAGAGTTATTGGTATGTCATGTTAACCAGAAGGGAAAAAGACATGCTAAAACAGCAAGATATGACAGAAACCGCCGCAGCAGTCCTTCATTTCTTACCTGCTGACAAGTGGGTAACGCCACGCATGATGACGAGAACTACCGGAGTAAGCGAAGCCCGGTGCCAGTTAATACTGACTCAGTTAGTTCTGGCGGGGCTGGCGAAGGATAACGGCGGGTACGGGAATAAATTCAGACGCTGCCAGTAATGGCGGTTTCCTGCTGTGAAAATGGGCGGCTGGTGGGTGTTGGTAGCACCTGCCAGCCATTCGCTCATGCTTACTGGTCACAAGCGAACCACGGCCCACTGCTTTAGCGCAAAAGCAGAGTGAGCCTACCAGAGTTACGCTTACTGATCCATGAAAAATACTGTAAAAATAAACAGTGTTGATTTAATCAACGCTGATTGCCTGCATTTTATTCAGTCCCTGCCTGATGATTCCATTGACCTGATTGTTACCGATCCGCCGTACTTCAAGGTGAAACCCAACGGCTGGGACAATCAGTGGAAAGGGGACGAAGATTACCTTAAGTGGCTGGACCACTGTCTGGCCCAGTTCTGGCGGGTGTTAAAACCTGCCGGAAGCCTTTACCTGTTCTGTGGGCATCGCCTGGCATCTGATATTGAGATCATGATGCGTGAACGTTTCAACGTGCTTAACCATATCATCTGGGCGAAGCCGTCCGGACGTTGGAATGGGTGTAATAAAGAAAGTCTGCGCGCATATTTTCCTGCCACAGAGCGCGTTCTGTTTGCTGAACATTACCAGGGGCCATATCGCGGCAAAAGTGACGGCTATGCGGCAAAAGAAAGGGAACTCAAACAGCACATAATGGCACCGCTGATATCGTATTTCAGGGATGCTCGTGCCGAACTGGGTATAACGGCAAAACAAATTGCCGAAGCCACAGGTAAGAAAAATATGGTTTCCCACTGGTTTGGTGCCAGTCAGTGGCAGTTGCCGAATGAGGCTGACTATCGGAAGTTACAGGCACTGTTTTCCCGTATAGCGGCAGAGAAGTTTCAGGAACAACAACTGGAACAACCACACCACCAGCTGGTGGCATCTTATGATTCACTGAATCGCAAATATTCTGAATTGCTGGATGAGTTTAAATCTCTCCGGCGCTATTTCTCCGTATCAGTCTCCGTGCCTTATACCGATGTCTGGATGCATAAACCCGTTCAGTTCTACCCGGGTAAACATCCGTGTGAGAAACCGGCGGATATGCTCAGGCAAATAATCAATGCCAGTAGTCGACCTGGTGATCTGGTTGCTGATTTTTTTATGGGATCCGGTTCCACAATAAAAGCAGCAATGGCGCTGGGGCGTCGGGCCTTAGGTGTTGAGCTTGAGTCAGAGCGGTTTAACCAGACAGTGAAAGAGATAAACGAGCTGGTGGGGAAATAATTTGGTGGCCACGTCAGGTGGCCTTTTTATTTCCATTACACAGCACCCGCATCTGCGAGGTGGGGTTATGAAATCCATGGATAAGTTAACAACGGGTGTCGCCTATGGCACCTCAGCAGGTAGTGCCGGTTACTGGTTTTTACAGCTGCTCGATAAAGTCACGCCCTCACAGTGGGCAGCAATAGGTGTGCTGGGTAGCCTGGTATTTGGCCTGCTGACGTACCTGACAAACCTTTATTTCAAGATTAAAGAAGATAAGCGCAAGGCTGCGAGAGGTGAATAATGCCTCCATCATTACGAAAAGCAGTTGCTGCTGCTATTGGTGGCGGAGCAATTGCTATAGCATCAGTGTTAATCACTGGCCCAAGTGGTGACGATGGCCTGGAAGGTGTCAGCTACATACCATACAAAGATATCGTTGGCGTATGGACTGTATGTCACGGACACACCGGAAAAGACATCATGCTCGGTAAAACGTATACCGAAGCAGAATGCAAAGCCCTCCTGAATAAAGACCTTGCCACGGTTGCCAGACAAATTAACCCGTACATCAAAGTCGATATACCGGAAACAACGCGCGGCGCTCTTTACTCGTTCGTCTACAACGTGGGTGCTGGCAATTTCAGAACATCGACGCTTCTTCGCAAAATAAACCAGGGCGATATCAAAGGCGCATGTGACCAGCTACGTCGCTGGATATACGCTGGCGGTAAGCAATGGAAAGGCCTGATGACTCGTCGTGAGATTGAGCGTGAAGTCTGTTTGTGGGGGCAACAATGAGCAGAGTAACCGCGATTATCTCCGCTCTGGTTATCTGCATCATCGTCTGCCTGTCGTGGGCGGTCAATCATTACCGTGATAACGCCATCGCCTACAAAGAACAGCGAGATAAAAAAGTCAGTGAGCTGAAGCAGGCGACCGCCACCATTACTGACATGCAGCAGCGCCAGCGTTCTGCTGATGCACTCGATGCTAAATACACGAAGGAGTTAGCTGATGCGAAAGCTGAAAATGATGCTCTTCGGCGCAAGCTTGATAATGGTGGTCGGGTGTTCGTCAAAGGAAAATGCCCTGTGCCATCCTCAGCCGAAACCTCCAGCGCCTCCGGCATGGGCAATGATGCCACCGTCGAACTCTCTCCAGTTGCTGGACGAAACGTTCTCGGTATCCGGGACGGAATTATCCGCGACCAAACAGCACTGAGAACGCTTCAGGAATACATCAGGACGCAATGCCTTCGATGATAGCGATAATTTTACTCATCATCCTTCACATCTGGCTCTGTAGACAGGATGGTGATCACTTCTGGAGTGAATCCAGATTAAACATCTCATTGCTGATGCTTGATATTGAGCATCTTGCGCGCGGTAAGGGGCTGCGTTGAGATAAGAGCCAGTCATTACAAATACCAGGATTTAGCCTCGCATTCGCGGGGCTTTTTATTGCCATTACAAAAGCCACTCCCTACAGAGTGGCTTTGATAATGGCTTATACCCTACACGGGATAGCTTAACTGATATCCCTTTTAACGGATAAAGGTATTCAAGCCTGACACATCATGCGCTGTATCGTCGCCGTATTCCCGTATTAACAGAGACCGTAGCCCGACGGGGAACTCCTTCTGCGCGAGTGTGCGGGAATAATCAAAAACGATGCACACCGGGTTTTTACCGCGTTTATGGTTCGCGGGTTTGTCCCTCATGCTCGCCAGTCCTGTGCGGGGGTGGAAGAAACAGGACACTTACACAGATTCTTGTGGGCACGATGCTATGCCTTTCTGGATTATCCCGATGCCATTCATGCAAGGCGTTGTATCAGACGTTCGTCAGAGCTGTCAGGCTGACGGGTCCTCCCGGTGGGGTGGCCTGCCACGGGGCGGGAGCGTCGCGGAAAAAGGCTAGTTTTTGAAATTTTATTCGTCATCACCACTACTGTAATGTATTGATATTACGGTGATTTTATTTTTATGGTGTCGATTTTGATTGTTTTTTGTTCACCACTAACACCGTTTGCCTAAAGTTGTTCGCAAGATGCATGTTTAAAACATTCTGGAGCGGGTATGGATCGAGAGTTAAAAAATCTGACGCTGAATATCAGTCAACTGGCGGCACTGTCAGGTGTACATCGCCAGACTGCTGCGGCAAGGCTGCAAAATCTACCCGTTGCAGGGGGGCATGAAAGCAACCTCAAGCTTTATCGGGTGGTTGATATTGTGTCGGCATTTCTGGCATTACCACCGCCGGTTGCAGAAGGCGAAATGGACGCGCATGAGCGCAAAGCCTGGTACCCGACAGAAAGTGGCGTTTATCCGTCAGCTTAAAGAGCAGGCAACCCGCCTGAATCTTTCATCTTCTGAGTTGCTTCGTGCTAAGGCAGCCCAGCTGGGGGTAAGCAGTGCTGCAGAAGTGTATATCCGCAAAATGGAGCAGGCAGGAAAAGCCACGCATTCGCTGGGTCTGAAAAGTGCAGCAGCCCGCCAGGAGATAGGCGTTCTGATAGGTGAACTGGCCCGCGGCAATTTAGGGGCGCTGAGGGGATCCGGGATAACGCTGGCTAACCGTGCCGGATGGATAGACACACTGATGTCACCGAAAGGCATGATGCTTGGCGGGGTTATTGGCGGTATTGCCGCGGCCGTCTATGGTCTGGGTAAAGCCTGGTATGACGGTCAGAAGGAGGGGGAAGAATTTAACCGCCAGTTGTCGCTGACGGGGCATTATGCCGGAGTCACTGCCGGGCAGCTGTGGACGCTCAGTCGTGCTATTTCCGGGAATGGTATCACGCAACATGCTGCAGCCGGTGCGCTGGCTCAGGTGGTGGGGAGTGGTGCATTTCGTGGAAACGATATCGGTATGGTGGCGAGAGCTGCCGCACAGATGGAGCGATCGGTTGGCCAGTCGATCAGCGATACCATAAATCAGTTTAAGCGGCTGAAGGATGATCCTGTACCTTCTGCCCGTAAGGTGAATGGTAAGGCGCTTTCAGCGGATATAACACTGACGCCGAAAGATATTGGTACGCTTAACTCAACAACAATGTCATTCAGCGGTGGTGCTGGTTGGTTCAAATTAGCAACGGTAACCATGCCACAGGCGAGTTCTGTTGTTTCAATTACGTTGATTGGTGGCGCGGGATTTAACGTGGGGTCACCTCAACAGGCAGGTATATCTGAACTTGTTTTGCGTGCAGGTAATGGTAATCCGAAGGGGATTACTGGTGCTTTATGGCAGCGCACATCGACAGGGTTTACAAATTTTGCCTGGGTCAATACATCTGGTGATACTTACGATATTTACGTTGCAATCGGAAATTTTGCGACTGGTGTAAATATTCAATGGGATTATACCAGTAATGCCAGCGTGACGATTCATACGTCACCAGCATATTCTGCTAATAAGCCGGAAGGGTTAACGGACGGTACAGTTTATTCACTCTATACGCCATCAGAGCAGTTTTATCCGCCTGGCGCACCAATCCCGTGGCCATCAGATACCGTTCCGTCTGGCTATGCCCTGATGCAGGGGCAGACTTTTGACAAATCTGCATACCCGAAACTTGCAGCCGCTTATCCGTCAGGCGTGATCCCTGATATGCGTGGCTGGACGATTAAGGGCAAACCCGCCAGTGGTCGTGCCGTATTGTCTCAGGAACAGGACGGCATTAAATCGCACACCCACAGCGCCAGCGCATCCAGTACGGATTTGGGGACGAAAACCACATCGTCGTTTGATTACGGCACTAAATCCACGAATAACACCGGGGCGCATACCCATAGTATTAGCGGGACCGCAAATAGTGCCGGTGCGCACCAACACAAGAGTTCCGGTGCATTTGGTGGCACGAACACGAGCATTTTCCCTAATGGTTATACCGCGATTTCAAATCTAAGCGCGGGGATTATGAGCACAACAAGCGGTAGTGGCCAGACTCGTAATGCAGGGAAGACATCATCAGATGGTGCTCATACCCACTCGCTGTCCGGCACTGCTGCAAGCGCAGGCGCACATGCACATACTGTCGGTATTGGTGCTCATACGCACTCCGTTGCGATTGGCTCACATGGACACACCATCACCGTTAACGCTGCTGGTAACGCGGAAAACACCGTCAAAAACATCGCATTTAACTACATTGTGAGGCTTGCATAATGGTATTCAGAATGAGTGAACAACCACGGACCATAACAATTTATAATCTGCTGGCCGGAACTAATGAATTTATTGGTGAAGGTGATGCATATATTCCGCCTCATACAGGTCTGCCAGCAAACAGTACCTATATTGCACCGCCAGATATTCCGGCAGGCTTCGTGGCTGTTTTCAACAGTGATGAGTCATCGTGGCATCTCGTTGAAGACCATCGGGGTAAAACGGTTTATGACGTAGCGTCAGGGGACGCGTTATTTATTTCTGAACTCGGTCCGTTACCGGAAAATGTTACCTGGTTATCGCCGGAAGGGGAATTTCAGAAGTGGAACGGCACAGCCTGGGTGAAAGATGCAGAAGCAGAAAAACTGTTCCGGATCCGAGAGGCGGAAGAAATAAAAAACAGCCTGATGCAGGTAGCCAGTGAGCATATTGCGCCACTTCAGGATGCTGTAGATCTGGAAATCGCAACGGAGGAAGAAACCTCATTGCTGGAAGCCTGGAAAAAGTATCGGGTGTTGCTGAACCGTGTTGATACATCAACTGCACCTGATATTGAGTGGCCTACGAACCCTGTCAGGGAGTAATCATTGGGATTATGCCGCAGCACGTCGTATGCAAGAACGTGCTGCGGTTGGATGCTATTTTTTCCCTGAAGCGGAAAACATTACTACAGTTATGACGATGAATTACAAGGGGTTAAATGATGCCACGGCATAGCGATATTGAAATAGCCTGGCATGCTTCAATACAGTGGGAACCGAATGGCCGGAAGACCGTCACCACACAGCGGTTTGTCTAGGGACTGAGCAATGTTCACAGGTACTGGGCTATGAGGGGCTGTTAATAAACTGATAAATACGGCGACACCATTTAGGTCAGCGTAGCCGGTAAATCGAAAAGCAACTTCATCCAGGAATTTCTGTCAGTGTTGTTTGGCGATCTGATTGCCATGATGGATCAAGAGTTCTCTCTCATTGCCGGCTTGGTGTTGACTGAAAACTGGTATGATGCCGGGCGCATGTTGGCTAATCATTGGGAATACTGCCGACACTGAACCATTCGCTCTTTTGATTTGGGTCGGTGCGACATAGCATGTAGGGAGTAAATCAATGACTGAATTTCTTGGAAAACTGTTCGACAGGGTTTATACGGAGAAGGATTTCGGCATTAATGTCGCCATATTTGTCGCGGGACTTGCCGGAATGAGCTGTTATCTGCTCCTTCACGACTATGTCCTGACGCTGTTCGCATTTATTATTCCATTCCCGATCGTCAAGATCATTGCCGGAGGATGGCATCAGCGTCTTCTTGCCCAGAAAGGAAAAGCTGCTTCAAGGCAGCAGTTGGCCGCACTTTATGATTCACTTACGGACAGTGAAAAAAACGTGGTACAGCACTTTGTAGCATTCGGCGGTGCTGTGATGACATGGGGACAAATGAACCGGCTTGATGATCCGCAAACTGGTGTGGAGTCCCTGGTTCGGAAGGGATTACTGGGTACCTCCGTGTCCGTGGATGGAATGCACGAGACCTTCGAGCTGGATCTGACGCTTTTTGCCTTTGCTTACCGTTGGCGAGCCTCTCAGAATACGGACTCTGCGGCAGAGGGTTAAGGCGTACGTGAGGTATCCGGAGATGCTAAAAGCGCGGAACTCATTAATCCTCGCCCTAAGGGAAATACGTTCTTTCAGAATGGTGGTCAACTGTTCTGCCGAAAGTGTAAAAGGATGGTAATAAAAAACCCGGCTTTGCCGGGTTTTTTTACTTTATGCAGCTTTTCGATTCATAGCCTTTAGCTCTTGATCGATAAATGTTTGAATTTCTTTGATTTTATCAACGTTTTTGATGGCTTCTCGCAACAGCGCAATGCGGCGTGCTTCAATTTTATTCATCAT